AGCGGCAGCTTTAATCTGCTTGGTTTGAGCCATTGAACGAGCCAATGCCTTGGTGTAACGCGACGCTAATCGGTCATACAAGTTATCTTCAATAGCTTCCTCAGTAATTGAGAAGGCCAAAGCGATGGTTTCGTGTGTGTAACGAGCAGTGTATGTCTCTTGTGCATCGTCAAAGCTGATGGCAGTGCCTTCGCCTTTAACAGGTGCAGTTGAGAAACCACCAAGCATAACTTCCTCTTCAAAGGCTCTGTCCGAAGACTCCTCTTCAAAAATTTCTCCATGCTCGTTCTCGTAACGGTTATATTCCAGCCCGAACAAAGCGTTAAGGCCGGGTTCTAGCTCTTTCGCTAGTTGACTTCTTGAAATAGCCATTTGTTAAACCCTCCTTAAATGCCCGTCGATGTCGCAGTAGTCTGCGAATCGAAACGGCTGGTTGGTGCGTTGAAATGAGCGTTCAGTCGCACAATCAGGGGAATACCAGCAGCAGTGTAATCACTGTTACCCGCATCATCCATAATACCTACGATACGAAGCGGTAGCGTCGCCGTAGTATTGATTGTTGAAACGCCCAAGGCGGATGTTGAACTTCCGTTGTCGGAAGAACCTGACCTAGCAGACGTGCCAAGTGACGCATTCGCGAAGACTGCGGCTTGAGCCGTTGCTTTGTCGGTTAAAGAAGCGTCAGACGCTACTTTAAACAGTTGGTTTGGATTGTCAGCTACAAACGCCTTTACAGGATGATTTGTATCTACGCTAACAGCACCCGAACCGGGCCAGTAGTTAATGAAAACCGGTTTCTTTGAAACCGAATCGACGTACTCCACCCCCATCAGGACACCCAATGCTTGAGTAGTACCACCGTTGGTAGCACCTGCACGATCAATAACGCCTGCGGCCAAAGGCACACAGATACCGTATTGATAGATAGCATTGGTGTTATCGGATGCGATTTCATACTGAGTTACCCCAGTAGAATTGGTCGCAGAACCGTTAAGCCCGATAGGACGAAGACCATAGGCAGTATTTGAATTTGCCATTTTAGTTTCTCCTAATTAGGGCAGCCCTACTTTTTTGGGCCACCGAAGGTTACACGAGATTGACGATCAGCGTTGCTGATCCTCATGGTTGAGTGTGCATTCTCGCGCATCATATCGTGGTCAACTGCTTCCATTTGGTCCCGGCTACGTTTATTAAAGTAATCGGTCCTTTCAGCAACAGTTTCTTCCGGTATTCTGGCAAGAAGCAATCCGCCTACTCCAAACACACCTTGATATTTACCTGATTCGACAACTGGCGATTCAAAGTCAGGGTACTCATCCTTACGGACCAATTCCCAACCTTCACGCATTTTGGCACTGATGTTCTTAGTATCATCAAATCCACGCGTTTCCGCACGAATCCAGCGATGCTTAAAGCCATCAGGGGCAGGTGGTGCATCTAACATTGACGGGGGAGCCCAAGGCTTACGAATTGCCTGCTTCTCCCTAGTTTCGTTGGCGCGAGAAGTTCTCTTTATGGCTGAACCCATTTCTTTATCTTGTTCTGTCATATCTTTTACTCCTTCACGTATTTCGCATATTCTTCAAGCGGCACACCCAATTTTTTCGCTATCGCGACTTGGCTAGGGGTGAGTCTAACCTTTTTCCCACTGCGCCCAGATGAACTTCTTGAGGCTCCTACAACCGTCTGAGCGGGTCGTCTGTTAGAAGCCGTAGCACCCGTATTAAACTTAGAAGCAATACGGTTGTCTAACTCAGTATAGTAGTCATCGCTCTGCGGGTCAAATCCTTCCTCTTCCACTAACTTTTTATGAATACCAAATGCGGCATAAGTCATGGCTTCGTCGGACCCAAACCAACTGTTTTTAAGAGCCCACTGTTCCGCTTTAGGATCAGGTCTCTTAGGTTGTTGGGCAGGCATCGGTTGACGTACTTGTTGTTGTGCAGCAGCCTGTGCTTGTTGCTGCGCACGTGCAGATTGCGCTTTCGCTTGTGCAGCGCGGTCTGCCTGAATTGCTAAATTAGTTAAAGCACGTTGTGCTTGAACAGTTGCAGCACTGTCACCTATCTCAATAGCTCTTGCAAGCGCAGCTTCGGCTTGTTGCATTTGAGTAGTAACACGGTTGGTATATTCAGACACGTAATTAGTGTCCAAATTCTGCATACGCTGCTTGAGTTGCTGAGACTCACTCTGTACGCCTTGAGCGTAGCGAATAGCCTCTTGTTCGCGCCTTTCGGCTTCGCGCATCTTTTTGGTAAGCCGGTCGATACGCTTTTGCGTAGCCGTCTCGGCTTTTTGAAACTGATCGTCGTTACTATCAGCCTCCCTTGATTCTGTATGATCCTCATTAACCTCTACTTCGGTTTCTTGAGAATCGCCCAAGTCTAGTTCGACTTGTTCTTTTTCGGCTTCAGCCATAACAATCTCTCCTTACGTTAATTGGTGAATATCTTCTGGGTCCAAGATAGTGGATAAGATTTCGTCGTCGTTAAGAATACGAACCTCACCGCCATCAATTTGGAAACGCGACCCGGCGTAACGTGCAAACAAAACCCACTGTTTTGCTTGGCACCATGGTCCTGATGGGAACTTTTCCTTGTCCGCATAGGCCAACGGGCCAACTTTAAGAACGTACCCAACCTGTGTGGAAACCTGACTTTTTTCCTGCACTTCGTTAGGCAAGAAAATACCGCCAGCGGTCTTTGCTTTACCTTGATAAGGAAGAACTAAAAGTCGCCATCCGGTAGGTTCAGGCATTCTTTCGAGAAGGGATTTACCAATTGCCTCTGGATTGAGACGTGGCTTTTCTGTGTACGCATCAGCTAAATTAGGCTTATCGTCTTTCTTAGCCTCTGATGGTTTTTTGATCGGTTCTGACGGACCAGTTTCTGCTCGCATATTAAATGCAGCATTTGGTGCAGCAGACAAATCAATTTTTGTTGATTTAGTCATTAGATCGCTCCTGTTTATCTAGCAGGCTCTTGAGTTCCTGTTCCACGTGATTTAGACATTCCATGTTGCCCATAAGCTCACGATATTGCTCCATAGATTTAACGTTTCCATAAATCATTAAATCCGTCACCGATTGTCGCCTTTCTCTCAAGATTCGAAAGACCGCTTCGGCTATATAAATGTCATCCATTTACTCCTCGCATAATATCGAACAATGTCTGATATTATCGTAGCACATTATATATAAGATGTGCTAGGACAAAGTACAAACTTATGCGATTACCTCAAAATGTGGACCATCAATAAATGGCCGCCTACCTTGGCTTCTTCGTAGATCAATGTAAGCGTTCATAGCGTCCTCTGCGGTGCCTTCATACTCTCGTATGTCACCCTCGGACCACGCTGCGCCCCACTTAATTGACACACCCACTTCAATAGCAGCCTGTTTAAAAGCGTCACAAATGTCATCGTAGACGTTAATTTCCCAAACTACGTCTGAGCCATCGTAAGCTACAACGTCAACAGCATGTGAGTAGCCATCTTCCTGTACTAAATGCTTTGATTTCATAGTCTGTGATCGACCAGACTTGTACAAACGCTCTTGTTCTGCGAGTTCTCGCACACCATAGGTGACACCAAAGTCTACCTTAGTATATTGAATTGCTTTAGCTACAACCTGCTGTAGTTTTGGATGTACGCCGTCTAGTTTATCTAGGCTGCGTTGTGATAATTTGAAGCTCATTTTGCTACGCCTTTCGTCTTCTCGAATGATCTGAGACCGCCCAGACCCAACATACCCATCAGAACGGGCATCATCACGCCCATGTCGGCTTGTGGAATGGTCACACCAAATCCTGCTGCGATGGGGGATATTAAGAAATTTACGGCTAAACCAAGAACGCAAACATGTCCACATAAGGGCCTCCAAGAAGATTGAAAGAAGTTACCCTTTGCGTCTGCGGTGTTCAGCGCAATTTGCGCAAGGGCTATCTCCTGCCCATGCTTTTCTGCCATTGTCCCAATCTCATGGGCCAACTTAGCTTTTTGATCTTTATCCTCGATAAATTTATCGAGCAAACCCGTAACAGGGCCAATTAAATTCTGTAGCATTATAACCTCCACACAATACTACCTACCTCACCTTAGTAGATTATTGCACGATTTGCAAAG